GGAAGTAAAGAGCAGATAGGTAATGATGGGGCTTACTATTCTATTATAGATGGTCAGACAGATGATGTTATAGTTCCATTTGGCAGTGGTTCACTAATAAGTTGTGATTCTACAGGAAACTATTTTAATTTTTGGATGAATGGATTGCAAGCAGAGAGATATTACAAATTTGAAATTAAAGTAGTTAGTGGAAGTGGAACTAACGATGAAACCATACAATACTTTGATGAAGATTTTATTTTTAAAGTGGTGAGATAAAATGCCTTACACACCTGATGAATTAAAAAATCTCAGTTGGTATCAGAAACTAATTGATGAAGACGAGCAAAAATATTTACAGAATAAAGCTCTGCTTGAAATGCAAGCAAATTTTTCTGGCTCAGTTGATAATCCAGATGTGTTGATTAGAAATCAAGAAGGAACTGTTCTTTTATTTGAAGACCCATACACAAATGATTTGCCAGAAGATCCTTCTACTTTGTCAATTCACTCTTTAGTTGTGAATAAGTTAAAAGACGATGAAAACACTTTGAATGATGTATTAGATAGAGATTTTGAGGAACTGTAATGGCTAGTAAACTAAACGAAAGAGACAAACTTTTACTAAACGCCTACCAAACTAAAAAGGTTGGAGATAAACCATATGAAAATGGTTATTGGGGAAATCAAGGCTCTGATGATTTTGCTTACTTAGAAATATATGATGAGTCAGAAAACTTAGTAGAGTTTTCAAACTTATCTACTGATAAATTCAGTATTAATCAAGACAATTCAAACTTAAATTTTTACATAGGAAATCATTTAAGAGATTTAGGTTTTCTAAATGGTATATATACTGTTAACTATAGATTTTTTAGAAAGTTAGCAGGTGATGAAAGCGCTGTTTTGGTTAGAAATAAATCTCCATTTGAAGGAGAATTACACACATCTAATTTCTACATACACACAGATGGTAAAGTTTACGCAGGAACAGAAGAGGAGTTTAGGTTAGATTCAAATGTAGTAGAACAATTGAGTGTGGAAGATTTAAAATATCAAATAGATGTAATATCAGGAGATAGAACAGAAGTAAGGCTAAAAGCCAAAAACATAAAAGGAAAATATACAGAGGATTTTGTAAATGTACAAACAGCTGTAAGGTTAGATGAGATAGAAGAAAGTATAAATTTTCAAGCATTGACAGGTGTTGGGGCAGCAACTTTTGAATCAAATATACTAAAAGTTTCTCCTAATGAAAATGGTTTTCTTTTTACACAAAAAATGAAAGATGGAACTGTTTCTATACCTGGAGTATTTAAAGTAAACGAAATAGAAGTTCCAAATAGAACAGAAACAAATGTTATACAAAACTCTGATTTTGAATTAACACAAATGGATTCATATGGTAATGAAATAACATTCGGAGACAATTATGGTTGGGATGCAGCTTTACATAGTAGAGCAATATCACCTAACGATTGGAGTGTTGGTTACAGAACATTTGGAGAAGAGTTTGAAGGAACTGAACATATAGGTTATCACGGACATTTTGTTAGAGGTGAGGGAGTAACAGGAGGTGTTTGTTTAAAATTTCCTGATACAAACGAATCATATACAGTATTAGACGAATGGCCATCGGATGAGGTGAGTAGACTTCAGAGTGTTGAACAAACTATGTTACCATTGACTAGTAATGGTGTTAGTAGAGGAGATATAGTAAATGTTGCATTTGATTTAAAAGGTTCTCTTTCTGGTCGTGGAGTAGCAGTTAGACTTTTATATCCTACATCTCCAGTAACAGAAGAAGTGCCGGCTAATCCTCCACTCGGTTACTACGATCCATTAGCACCACCACCATCAGAACCTTTACCTACAGATCCACCATTGGGGTTTGTAGCAAACACAAGTGCTAATGCACAAAACATTGAAAACCAACCTCCTGCAAAATATTCTATTTTAGTTTCAAGTGTTTTGGAGGGTCTTCCTGAAATAGATTTAGGTGTAGGAGACACAACATCATTTTGGGGTGGAGAAGGTGCTTGGATAATAACTAATTCTACTTCAATGGCAGATCCAAACAGCGAAGGTGGTGGTGGTAATCCTATATTTACTTGGAGTCCAAATTTAGTGGGACCTGAGTATAGCAAAGTTGGTTCAGTAAGTCCCGAACAAGAATGGGTTTGGAGCGGTACTCATTGGAACTCAAATCCAGAATTTACATCACCATATCCAGTAGCACCTAATGGTACTGTAAGTGAAGAAGAGTTTCCTAATGCAGTAAATACTCATCCTTTTCAAATACCAGGAAATGGTAAACCAAGATTTAAAAGAAGTACAGCCCGTGAATTAAACAGTGGATTTCAAGCAGCTACACCGATTGGTGGTAGTGGTGGTAGTAACGCTTTATTTTTCAAAGATGATTTGATTTGGAAACAAAGACACGCAGATTCTGATGTTGAATTATCAAACTTTGATTTTTACACATTTGATTCTTTT